ATCTGACTGCTTCTCATCTTCACGCAAGGCCTTGCTAATTCCCATACCTCGTTTTAACTCGAAAGCGTACTCGACACCTGGTGTTATCTTGTGCTCTGATACTTCACCATTAGCCCTTGTTATCTTTAGCTTTGCCATTATTACTCCTTAGTTAGAATGGTACCGATGGGGACACTGTTACTGCGGAGTTTACTGTAAATGTGATAGATGAGGTAGCAATTTCAGCCACGCCACCTTGACCGATTGGGGTCAGGTTATTTACTAGAACTGAGAATTGATAAGTAGGGTTTGTGGCTCCTACGGCAGTGCCTTTAACAGTGATTACTGATACTGCTAGGGTCTTGCCAAATGCTGCGCTTAATGTCTCGTTTACCTGACTAGCTGCCCAGTCATTGATAAAGTCAATAGTGAATGTTGCTGATTGTAGACCTGCAACAAACTTATGAGCAGTATCGCCCATAGCAGTTACTTCTAACTCATCTACGATCTGGTTAATTACGGCATTAGTTACGTATGAACTAATGTCGATTGAAGGTGTGGTTGGTGCCGCATTGGTAGCCAACTTAACACCTACGTTATTATTTAAATAGATTGCCATTGTTATTCCTCGTCTTTCTTAGTTTGTGCAGTTGGTTTTGGTGCGCTTGTTAATTGGCCTGTCTTTTTCAAGAAGGCTAAGTCTTCTTCGTGTGTGCTCATTTTAACTCCAGCTCGTTAGGATTGATACAGTTATTTCTGATGTTAATAAATCTCCACTAGCTGCGTTAGTTATAGCTGGAGCGGAGACACTTGATATGTTATAGACCAGGGCCGATGCCGCTAGTTTAGTTACTACTGCCACAATAAAATTTTCCATACCTAGCAAGTTGCCTTGGTTATCAAATGCAGGTGTAGTTATTAAAATCTTAAAATTAGCCAGGGGTGCGATGCTTGTTTGGCTGTTATTGCTTGGCACAATATAAGGATCGCTAGGTGTTACAACTACGCTGTTAGCCAGTAAGGTTGCAGGTGGAAAACTAAAGGTAGACCATACTCCAGCGTTTGCTAAAGCGGTTGCTAGCGTGCCACGTAAGGTGCTTATTGCAGCCATTAGCCGACCAGTGAATTAGGGCTTGAATACGGCTGGATGAGACCCCGCACTCTGTTGATCAGCTGATAACCCATCCGATATGGGCTTGCAGAGATCCCATCCATACCTACCCCTCCAGTGGCTGAAACCTGACGGCTCTGCCATATATCGACAGCAACTATCATCGCAGCTTCTCTTATAGCAGGGGTCGCAGTGTAAGCCTGTGCTTTATGCTCTGGGCCAAGGGCTCGGCCGTATGGTTTAACAAAATGAAAGTTGTCATCCGCAGCTGTCTTTGCGTATTGAATAAAGCTGTAGCCGTTGGGGTATGAACTTAACGCGTATGTACTCCAAAACATTGTGCCAATTGAAGCGGGCACTGTTGTACCTGGGAATGATCCTGTTAATGTGTATGTGCCGTTATACGTTGCACCACAATTAGAGACTGTTATTGATTGACCTGTAGTAAATATGCCAGGATTTGATAATACTAAAGTTGCTACGTTATTGCTTATAGATGAAGCTACTACTGGGGCATCGTTATGCCATAAATAACCTTGTATTAAATCTTCTGCCGATTGGCAGCACTCTTCCACTGTAGCGTCACTGTATAAAGTGCCAATACCTAAATTACTGCGTAACTCTGCCATTGTTACCATTGCAGCGGCCATAGTGTCCTTTCTAAAAAAGCTCCCCTGGGGCTAGGGCTACTAAACCCCAGAGGATTACTAAATTGACTAACTTATTACGTTAGGTTAAAGCGGCGAACGCCACCAGCGACCAATACACCAACGGCCATGTAGCCATATAGTGCTGTCTCAATCTCGCCAGTTGCTGGCTGATTTACAGATAGTCGTAGGATTGGTGATTCGTAAATTGATACTGATGAAGGTACAACAATAAATGCTGATTCATCAATAGTAGTTGATACTGCGTTTGGATCTACGTATAGATCTAAGCCAAGTACGTTACCACGTAGTGATGTTGGTGCAGATACTCCTGCGTTGTTCATTGGATTAGCAGCATTGTAAATTGGGCGACCAGTTGTATCTGTTGCGCCTAATAGTAATGACCACTGTGAAGTACCAGCGATGTAACGTGTTGCTAACTCACCTGTTGCAAGGTAAGCGGCTGGTGCTTGTGTTGATACGTAGGAAATAATTCCTGCTGAATCTGCTGCAACTGCAGTAGCTTGTGTACCGCCTGCTGTTAATGCTGCGATAACTGCTGCGTCTGTTGCTTTGTTGTACGCACGTGTCATGTTATCGATCATGGCTGCAAAGAATTCTGGTGAAGATCTTTCTAGAATTTCTAAGCTGTAGCGTTGTAGTCCAGCATACTTCTTAACAGTTAGGTTTACGTATGAAGATACGATACCTGTCTCTGAAGGTCCTGCTGCTTCTGCTGTTTCTGCAACTGTACCTGAAGTAGTGATTTTAGGTACTGAAATTGTCATACCTGCAGCTGGTAGCGCACGTGAACCGATTGCGTCTACTGCTGGGCGTGATCCAATAAGTGTATCAACTACTGTTGGCACAAACTGTGTTGGACTAAATGCAGGGTTAGTTGTAAATGAATCATCTGCAGCAGTTAGGTACTTTGCCACATCTGCTTCTGCTTTCATTACCCATGTTGCTGATTCGTGGTTACCTAATTTTGCTTTAATGCTGTGTTCTAGCATGTGTGCTTGTGTTCTAATTGGTGAGCGAGGCTCTGTGTAGAAGGATGCACTAATTGTTGGGCGTGCGGCCTCTACTGGAGCAACCTCTACCACTGGTACTGCTGTTGGCTCGGTGGTGTTGTCCACTTGTGCCTCACTTTCCGTAGTTGGTTGATTTGTTGCATCCGCTTCGCCTTCGCTAGCGGCAACTTTAGTTACTTGTGCTTCTGTGAATGCTGGTGATTCGACCAGGCTTACTTCTTTAAGGGTTGCTTTAGTTACATAGATGTAATCTTTTTTCTGTGATGATTTAAGTACATCCACACCAACAGATAAGCCATCAATTAATTGCTCACTTGCTAGCATCAAAGCATCTGATCCTTGCATGCTTGCACTAATTTTGAAGCTAGCGTAAATGCCATCTTGTTCTTCATTAAACTTTTGCATGCGACCAATAGGTCTATCGTTTTGATGTTGCATCAGCATCTTGATCTTGCCTGGGTCGCCTACATCAATTGATCCTTTAGCAAATACGACTTTACCTACGCTGGTATTACCAACTGTTTCGAATGGCACAATTTTGCCAGCAATAACTCTGCGCTCGCCATCAGCGCTTTCAATTTGGCTGCTAAATGTAAGAATCAATTTGAATCCGCCCATGTTAAAACTGCAAAGGTAAATGATGGCGTAGTGCCACCAATTGTGCCGACCACTCTTAATTGATCGGTAAATGCTGAAGTCAATCTAATTACTTCTCGTGTAACGCCTGTTGCTTGTGTAAATGTGGCAATAGTATTCCAGTTGGTGCCATCTACTGTGTCTTGTACTACCGCATCTAATGTAGGTAAAGTGCCGCTAGCTGCTGTAACGTTTAATTGGATTACTAACTGTTTAGCAGCGGCTAGGCCCTTAACGGCTGTGCCAGTAACTGTTTCAGTGCGAGCAGCTGACGCTAATAGCGTAACTGTGCTAGCAGGTATATTGGCTTGTTGTATATCGCTCATGCATTTTCTCCTTTAGCGCTGTTAATGTACTCAGCATCGCCACTTTCATTTCCGTTTGGTGTTAGATCTTCCATTTCTTTTGCTTGCTCGATGTCAATAAGTCCTAGTGCTAGCATCTTCTCGATAGTTTCTAGTCTTGCCTTGTCATCTGAACGCAAGAATGTTTCACTAATATTAAAACGCACAATATGGCCGTTAGCAGTTATATCGTTCATGCTTAGGCGATCTTCGATAGCACAAATATATGGTTGCAGTGAATAGGCAACAAACTCTTTACGGCCATCAATAATATTCTGGTAAGTCATGCTGTTATTCATATCTGCAGAGATGTAATAGGCAGGTACGTTCATGGCTCGTGCAATTTGTGTTGCAAGATATTGTGATGCTTCGTTGTACATCATATCTTTAGGACTAAATCCAACAGTCTCATATGACAGCGTGCTAGTTAGGTAAGCTGTGCTTCTATTTTGACGTGCTTGCTTCCAAGCTGCTAGCAATCCTTGTACTTGTGCTTCTGGCATATCTGCGCCAGTGTTTTTTAGGAATCCTGTTGCCATAGGTGTTTGTGATGCTACGGCTGCAGCCTTTTCTATATCTAATGCGCTCTGTATTGTGCGACCCGCAGTTTGTAATACGCCTTGTGTTAATCCTTGGAATGTAACTAATGAACCGACGCCAACCATCGGTACTTTTTCATTATCGATTGTGTAATACAAAACTTCTGTACCTAATGGATTTAATTGTGCAACTACTCGTGTGTTATTTACCCATTCAAAACGTGCTGGTCTTAAATCATCCGCATAAACTTCTGTAACACGCCAGTAAGCAACACCATAGAATATAAGGCTATCGACAGTCCACGAGATAGTGACGGATCGTGGCTGTCGAATATCTGGCTGTTCGCACCAGAGTGGCTTTGCTAATTCTTCGCCTGTAGATTTTTTGTACAGCTCTAATGGTAAATATCCTATAACACCTTTAATTAAATTAGCGCATCGATTGACAGCTGGTACTTGTGTTGCAAGTGTGCGATCCATAGGACCTGCACCAAATGTGTTGTAACCAAAACCAATTAAACTATCGCCCATTACGGCTGGGGCATATTGCGCCTGTACGGACTGCTTATTATTAGTTAGACCCAATGCTGACAATATACCCATATGTATACTTTATACCATAAATTGGACTATTGGTGCAAATTAGACAAAGATTTGTGCGGTTTGTTGCGGTCTATTTAATTGACTTACAACCATAGCCAGTGATATAGCAGCTGTAACATCTCCAGCGGATTTACGCCTGATGATGCGCCAGCCTGCATCGCTAGTCTTAGCTGCACAGTTATTTAAGTGCTGTACTAGGTCTGCCTGACCACTATGCACCATTCTGCCGTTAGCCATAGCATCTGATAGATCAGAGCATGCCTGGTAAAACGCCTGGCCCGATACATCCTGCATTCGCCATCCGCTTTGCTCTAATCGTGTGGCTATTGACTGCGTGGCATACTTGTCATAGCAGATTATGTGTGGGTGATACTTCTTGGCCCATTCATTTATATCACTTGACATTTTAATTTCATCGATTGCTATATCGCTATGCCAAAGCTGTGCAAGTCCGACTGCTATTTTGCCATCTTTCATCTGGCCCATTATTAAAGCACCTGATCTTCTAGTAGGTGCAATATCAAAGGCCATTATAGTCATTGGTCCGACAGGGATTTCTAGTGTGCTATCGCTACAAGCTTCAATAGATCCATACACCCAAGGACTGACTGCGCTATCTATCCATTGACATAACATCTCAGTACGTGTTGCTTCTACGCTGTTTGTATTTACAGCTTCTTCTAGTGTTTCTTCAGTTACAAAATATCCTAATGCTGGATTAGCCATAGCCCAGGCTTTGCGATCATGTATCTTGCAGTGCTGTGGTGCTGACCATTCGTAATAACCTAAAGTCACAGGCGGATAGGATAAAGAGCGTTCCCTTAAATCATTTAACACTGTGCTAAATCCATCACCAGCATTACTTGTCATTAAAGTCATTGAGTTAGGTCTTGCACGTGTTACAGGTAGTGCAGCTGTAAAGGCTTCTTCTGACCATTCACGTAATTCATCTAGATACAAAAAATCTGCAGTTTTACCACGGGGCGCATCTCTAGTAGCTGCTGCTATTTCATACCTAGCGCCATTCAGTAAGGTTATAGATTCTTGTCCGTTAGCCAGTCTTATCTGCCTCACTTGGTCTTTTAAGAATTGATTGTCTTCTATTGTGTAAGCAACATTCCTAAAAGTATCTAATGCCATGTTTCGGTTAGATGACATGCCTAGCACATTCTTAGAACCCCATAAGAATAAATGAGACAAGATAAGCATTCTGGCCAGGTGGGTCTTTCCTGATTGTCGGCTCACAAGAATTAACCCAGAGCGTTTGACCCACATCTGCTTGTCATCAACAGTCAATAGATCATCTAACACCCAGCGTTGCCAGGGAATCAACGGCATGCCTATTTTTACAGCTAGATCAGCTACTTCTTGTGATTTAGATAAACCTTTTAATAAAGGCGTGTGGATTCTAGGCTCAGTGCTGCCAATTAGCCCGACCCCTCGTGAGGTCTGTTTTATTTCCGTATCATTTTGCATCGAAATCAAGCGTATCAGGTTTATTAAAAGGTGAGTCTGGCACTGTTCGGATCGTCTCAGGGAGAGAACGTTCAGAAAAGACAGGGGGGGTCGCCTTGTGGCTAAAAAAACGACCACCTTTAGCGCTGTTACATGATTTGCACATAGATTGTAAATTATCTGGGCTCCACATATCGCCACCTTTAACACGTGGAATGATGTGATCTACTGTGTGCGCTGGCCTACCACATGATGCACACTGCCAGCCATCACGATCTAATATGGTAATGCGTAGTTTCTTCCACTTACCACTGCCTATTGCTTTATTACTCAATGCCATCCTTTAAGTTTGTAATGTTCTAATGCTTTACACATAGAACCATAGCGTGATTTATTATATTTAATTCCCCAATTTATTTGCTGATAAGGAGTAGCAGTTTTAAGCCACTGACTTTTACCCTGTGGTATACCAAAGTGATTACCAGAAGGTGATACTGCTTTAGGATTCCACCTGGATTCTCTATAATACAAATAATCTAAACAGTCAAACTCTTCTAAGTTATTAAGCTGTATAAATGCCCATTGTCTGTAATGATTTATTTTGTCATTAGCAACGGAATTAGTCTTTACAAAGCAAAGATTAACTATGACTAGAGCAATCCCAACTAGCCAGCACCTTGCGAGCTTTCCCTTGCGGGCTCGCCTTGTGGCTTTGTGAGCCACTGCTTCACTAGAGCCTAGCATGCCATGTCAAATCCATTAGTATAACCGCAGGTCAGACGGCAAGTCATATAGACATCCAACCTATGTATTGTGCATCTGGATTATCTATAAGCCACTGTTTATGCAAAGCATTTTGTTTAACCCAATCCTCAGCTGTAGCCTCAGCCATTCTTACCCCATCCGCTACCTTTAAATATAAGACCAGGTGCGCTGTACATTCTTGACATTTGTAAATTACATTTAGGGCAATTCATCGGCCCGCTGTCATCATCATAGGATCTGTGTACTGATCCATAAGTTCCGCATTCATTACAGCTGTATTCATATGTTGGCATTACTTTGCTCCAATCAAAGCACAGGTGTGGCAGTCAGTACCTAGGAATTGCCAACTACCACACTGCGTGCATCTTGTTATATCGCTGTCAGGTATGCCTATTGCTTCGGCTATATTCTTAACACCGACACAGCCACAATCCATACACTGATACGCCTTAAATCCTTCGGGCATATCCAACTGATCAAGCCACAGAAACTCGGTCTTTCGACTACAGCCATTACATTTGAATTGTGCGTGTTTCATGATAATATCCTTATTGCCTACAGTGGCATTGAGTACAAACTAAGAAATTACCTGACGTTATAAGCCTGTCATCATTACAAGCTACACAAACATCGGTAGAAGGCAAGAACTTTACCTGGTCGTTCTCTATGCGCTCCAGGTAAGGTCCGCCTCTTAAAATCTCTACATATCCCATTTACTCACCTCCCTCGCTATCGCTAGGAAAGAACCAAGATCCTGCAGCTGTAATTTTTGCCCATTTAGCATCACATTGATCAGGCTTTGCTGCACTACATACATAACCATGATAAGGCTTACCAGTTTTTGCTGTGCCTTCTTTCAAAATCATCATGCCATGTTTACATTCTTGCGGTTTGGGATTAACTGGTATTGCTTCTATTGCATCGCCAACACTCCAGACAGTTGGCTTATCTTCTGCGAATGATGCACGTAGCACATCTTCTACAGCTCTAGCCCTTGATCCTGCTGGTGAATATGATGCAACCTTTGTCATTTCTTCTCGGCTAGCCCTTTTGCCCTTAGTTGCATAACCTGCATTTGCAAGCGCTCTGCCGATCGCTGAAGTCTCAGCATTCTCCAATGCAGAAGTTGAATTGACACCCCTATCAGACACGCTCTCACTAGCAAGCCCAGTCGCCCACGGCTTTGCATCGGCTTCTGTCTTAAATAATTCAGCACTAATAATGTATCTAGTGTCTGTGGCCTGCTCAATCTTTGTGAATACTCTTCCATCTGGATACTCCTTCCAAAACTTTTCTAGTCGGCTCTCGACTGTTTCGTAATCTTGTAAATTAAATGCCATTAGTCATCCCCCCACGTGAAGTTAATGTCGGCTTCTGCATCAAGGACTGTCTGGTATATTGAAATGTAAGCAAGTGCATCTTTGACACTGTCTTCATGGCCTGGAGATTCACTAAGCCTAGAAACCTTGAGCAGCGCCATACATAATGCCACTTGACTAGGTGTAATTGGATGGTCGAGATATGCCGACCACAGCTCACTGATCCTTTTATGGTTTGTGTAAGGGTGACCATAGATCGTTCCCCTTGTATGGACCAAATCGACAACATCGGCTAGCAGCTTCTCAGTTTTTGTCATAGTCAAATACCTCATCTGACTTTACTTTGTTTTGAATCATTCTGCGGTGCATATCCCAGCCATCTTTACGGCCTCGCCAATAATGAGTTTGCTTTAGGTCATCTATGTGAGTTGCTAATAGCAACCATCCAATACTTGTACCTATAAATAAATATATAGCTGTTTCAAGTGTCATTTTGTAGCCCTATCTATGCTCACATACTTTGTGGCATGGCAATAGTGTGACACCTGTGTATGACTTTGTGGATGATTTAGACTGTTTTTTTTATAACGATTAGATAACGTTAATATCTTCGAGGTCATCGATATGGTCATCGATAGTGCGCTCGGCGTACTCTGTATTAAGCCCCATAGTGTTTGCCTAATGCTGTAAATGAGCCATCCTTATTAACTGGCACCAGGGTCGGTGTCAGGGTCTTTCCAACAGCTTCTAGTATAGCAAAGCCCATCTGCCAATTAGCGCTTCCATAGCGGATATAAGAGGCTTTTTTGCGATCCATAAGATTACCTACCTCAACGCCATATAAGGTCCTAGAATGGCCGTTAATGCCCTCTGAATAGGCACTCATGCCAAGCCTGTGGCTATGCCCCGCCAAAACTGATTTCCCAAATTTTTTGGCTAAATTTAATGAAGTAACGCCCGCATGCTGGCTCATGCTGCCCTCATCTCCATGACACAAAACCCACCCAGGGTAAAACTCATAAGCTGTTTTATGGTAAGTAATGCCCATTTCAGCAAACCCCATAAACGCTGGGTATTGCAATTCAGGCAGGTTAATTAAGCCAGGTACTTTCAATAAAGTGTTATATAAGCGATCAGTATGATTACTGCGGATAACGTGCATCTCTGGACTGTACTCACCGAGATCCCACAGAATCTGCTTACATAGCTCACGATCTGCATGTAAGTCTTCTGAGTAAGCCAAAGGTGTCTGCTCACTCCATTTACTAATACTCTGAAAATCAATTTCATCTCCAACCACCAATACTGAATCAAACTTCTCACGCCTTGCCAACTTAATAACATTTTTTACAGCTGCTTCGTGGTGATAAGGCACCTGCAAATCTGAGATAACGAGGTATCTGGTTGGCTTAATCTTCATCCTCTTCAAAGTCATCAAGTGGATTTGTCATAGGATCTTTGGTGTCAATGATCCAGTCTGGATAACTTGATCTATCCATGGCAAACGCTAAAGCTGTGCCTTCATCCATACCAGATTTACGGCAAGCCATATAAACCTCATTAGCTGCTATTGCCCAGAAGTCTAACTTTGTAAGTACAGGCTCTTTAGTAGTCCTGCGCTTACGTGCAATCTTTTTCTTAGGTTTGCGTTTAGTAGCCATCTTAAAATTATGACTTACTAATTAAGATAAAGAGATCATCGACACGCTTTTCTAATCGTGTTAATTGATCCTTCATGCTAGAGCCACCATTAGGGCGTAACTCATTAAGCCAGCCTCTAACTAAAAAACGTAATCCGATTAGCCCGCCTGATAGCACGGCCATAACGCCAGCGCCAAAGCCAGCCCATTCTGTTGGTGTCATGCTTCATTAGCACCGATGCCATAAGCACTGTCGGATTTATCTAAAGCCCTAGCTGCTGGACCTGCTAGCGCTGCAACAATTACAGACACTGCAGGTTCTAAACCTAATTCATTACTTGCTAGAAATGTTAGTAGCGATACAAGCACACCTCTAAAGTATGATTTAAGTATTGCTTTTTGCTTTTTGCTTATTTTCATATCTTGCCTCCGATTAGTGGTATGTCAAACGCTGTGCCATTTAGATCACCTAGTGTTGTAAAGCTGATATGTATATGACGCTTGTGCGGGTTAATGCCTTTGTATTTACGCCATTTCCAATTTAATATCTTCGAGCATATTCTTCCGTTGAAGATGACGTATGATATGCGTTTATCTTGTTTGGCTGCAATTCTGATCTGGTCAGCCAGATAAGGTGCGAGGCTGTAGGATGACTCCAACCAAGAATCAATATCAATTGCTCGTACATACCCAAACTTGTCTGCATTATGATCTGATTTTCTGGCGGAGTGACGGCTATCGCCCAACCACCCATCACTGGCAGTACGCCTATCTGGAAACCACGTATCAACTTGATCTCTTAACTGCACACCAGCTGCGCATAACTTTGGTTGCATTACAAACCTAGAGCTTGTAAATCCTCAAGAGTCAAACCAAGTGCTGCAAGTTTAGCCTGTGCTGCTGTTTTGGCTTGTGCTTTAGCTTCGGCTTCGGTTTCTTGTGCTGCTTGGTATGCAATCCATCCTGCTTCAATTTCTGTTTCTGTTGGTTCTGTTTGAATTTTATCCAACCAATTCATTTTATTTTCAGACATTACAAATTCAGCATTTGGTCTAATAAACAAAATTGCTTTAACTTTTTCCGTTTGATTCATTACGCACCTATTTCCATTGCCACAATTGTTGAAATGATATTATCGCTTGTATTGTAAGTATTGATATAAACCCCAGTAGTATTTACATAATTGCCAAATTGAACTTTGTAGGTTGTAGATGATGTTGTTGCTGGTTCATCTAAAATATTCAAACTTACTGTGCCAACATTTTGTTGACCACTTACTGAACCTGTTGTGTACATACCATTTCCAGCAGCCCATTCAGTAGCCTGAAATATGTTAGTTGAACCCCTTAATAATTTGAATTTTGCGCCACAATTTACTGCCCCCGAAATTGGTGAATCTTTTTGAACGCTGCTTATAGTGGCAAAAATTAAAATTTTTGAAGTTATTGCCGAAGGCGTTATTGAAACTGATAAACCAGTATCAATATAGCTGTTAGTTGTTGATGATACTTGCCCAGTTAATGTTCCTTGAACTACCTGCAACACTTTACCGCCGCCAGCAGGTGCAGCCCACTTTAAACCTAGTGCTTGTGTAGAATCAGCTGTTAAAACTGTGTTATTAGCACCAATTGGAATGCGGGCATCTACTGTACTAAAACCATATAAATCACCTTTAGTTGTTAATGGTGATCCCCCACCTACTGCTACCCAGGCGCTGCCACTATATGTCAATACTTGATTTGTGTCTTTTAGATAACACGCATTACCTTCTTGCGGTGATGTTACTGCGGCATCTCTAGCAGCGGCACTGGCAAAGACCCAGATACCTTGCATCAAGTAGCCATCAACATCGGCAGCGGTTAATACCTCGCCTGTTGTAAAGTCCTTAAATCCTAATCCAGCGGCCATTATTTCTCCTTAGTAACTAAGCACATTATAGTCTAAAGTGCCGTATATATTGTTATTTAGAATCAGTGCATCGATGACTGGTTCAAGGGTCGTAAAGAAGACCCTAAAGCTGTTAGGTGTGATTGTTGTAGCCACGCCAAATATCTGCAAAGTGTTATCCAGCGTAGATCCACCTGGCTGGGTAGTAACAATTCTGATCGGGTCAAAGAAATCTAACTCTAAGGCTGCAATAATTCCTGAGTTGTAATTGTCTGTGTATAAGTCCAACTCGATGCCATCGCATCTGACCTGTGTCTCGGCACGGCTAGCGACATAAGCCTGGGCATAATCTAGAGCTACAGCATCGGTCTGCATTAAAAGGTCTTGCAGGTTATATGAGTGAATAAAGTATTTGTCAATAGATGCCTGGTTGATGGCTGTCTGTGGTGATCCACCTGTACGGCTAATTTGAGCAGAGTTAAAGATTAAGTCATCATCTAATTTCCACATAGCGTTGGCATATGCGATACCTGTGCCATCATCATTAAAGGTAGTTACTGTGCCACCGATTGATCCTGCCGTTACTGCTCTATCTTGAAATACAAACTCTCCGTCTGTGTTTACATATAGCGCCCCATATTCGGATGTCGCTACAGTAGTCATCGCATCTAGGGAAGTGCGAGCCGTGCCAGGGTCTGCCTGCATAGTAGTTAAACCTGAATCAACATCACGCATGGTCGCTGGCCAGTCAATCTGATCTAATATCTGGTTAATTCTTGTGCCTGATAGATCCCCAGCGGTAGCACCTGTTACTGTAGATATTTGTGCGTTTGAAGCTAGGCGAAATGCATCAACAGCTGTAATCGTAGTGTAGGCAACTTCTGTTGCATCCTTTGGTTGCGTATTAACGTATGAAGTGATGAAGCCTGAAAATAAACTATAAGTAGTTGCGCCATAAGTAGCAGAGATTTGCACTTTCTTCATAGGTGTTAGCAATTCGTAATATGGCCCTGATGGATTAGTCGGGTTAAAATCTCCGTTTTGATCTACTATGCGTAAAGTTAATTGCCCTGTTTGGAATTGATCTGCTAAAGCATTACGGCCACGGCTAGTCTGTATTAAATTAACTTGATCTGATACATCAACAATAAAGGCTGCAGAATCTC